TAGATGCAGAAGAAGCAATAAAATATTTTGACATCGAAATCATAGATGCAGTAGAAGTGGCAGCAAGTGGTAAAGACATCCTAAAGAATTACAACAATGTACCAAAGGAACTTGTAGAAGAAAACACCAAGAGTAAACAAGAAGATAAAACGGAACTAGAATTAATAAAATTACAAAACGAATTAGATTTATTGGAGGTTAACTAAATGGATAAAAGAGAACGAGAGTTAAGGCAAGCAGTCGCAACGTTGAAGAAAGATGCACAAGCATTGATTGATGAGGGTAAGCACAAGGAAGCACGAGCTAAGCTTGATAAGGCAAAAACCAAAAAAGCTGAACTTGATAACTTCTTGGCCCTAAAAGAAGATTTTGAAAATATTAAACTACCAGAGGTAGAGAAAGTTGAGGCAAGAATGAAACCAGAACAAAAGAAAGACGAAACGCAAGAGTATAAGTCCCTATTTTTCAAGGCGATTCGTGGACACAAAATGTCTGACGAAGAATTAGAAGTAATGGAGCAGTACAAGGCACGCTTAACATCTAAAGACGGAGAAGATGGCGGATATATCATTCCGGAGGATATTCAAACGAAGATTAACCGATTACGCCAAACAACAGATGACCTAAAGCAGTATGTTAATGTTGTTTCTGTATCCACAAACAAAGGTGCGAGGACATTAGAAAGACGAGCAGAGCACACGCCATTTGCACCGTTATCAGAATATGGCGATCCAAATGCAATGCAGGAAATCGAATCACCACAGTTTGATCGAGTAACGTACAACATTGAGGATTATGCAGGTTTTTTACCAGTCTATAACTCTATTTTGGAGGATACAGACCAGGCACTTGAGGAGTACTTGATTGAGTGGATTGCTAAGAAGGGTAAGGCGACAGACAATCACTTTATCTTACAAGTGTTAGATGAGTTTGACAAAGTAGAGATTTCCGACTACACAGGATTAAAAGACATCTTAAATGTAGAGTTAGACCCTGCATTTGCTAATGAGGCAGTCATCTACACTAACCAAGATGGATTTAACTACCTTGACAAGTTAGAGGATGGTAGCAATAGACCATTATTACAGCCAGACCCAACACAAGCAACACGTAAGTTGTTTGCAGGAACACACCCAATTGTAGTGTTATCCAACAAGACAATTCCAACACAAGATGGTAAAGCACCATTTATTGTTGGAGTACTTGATGAAGCGGTAACTTACTGGGATAGAAAGCAGTTGTCCATTGACATGACACGTGTTGGTGGCGATGCTTGGAGAAGCAACACCACAGAGTTCCGAGCAATCATGCGACTAGACACTGGCAAGTGGGATGACGAAGCAATCGTATATGCACAGATGGATATTTCTCAAGATGATGAGACTGGCGGGGGTGTGGAAGGTTAATGACAACATTTAAAGCCAAAGTAACACAAAACATCCCAGCCAATCGTTTGATTGGCTTGGGAGGAATTAACACTGAAGGCGACCCAGAAGAAGGTTGGGAAACTGTATATTTAATATTATCTAAAAAAGGATGGATTCCTGACTTTGTATCAACATCTGATTTAAAAGAAGGCGACACCGTAAGCGTAACCATCACTGATAAACCGGTGTGGAAGGTTGAAGCATCTGGAAATTTACCGGCTGGAACATTAGTCCAATGTGATGATGAGGGTAAAGTTAAGTATTACAGCCCAAATGATGGCAGTCACTTTGGATATACTTTACATTCTGCTAAGGATGGTGAAGTTGTCGAGGTGGTAAGAAAGTATGGTTACAATCCACCAACCAGTCAAATTGAGTCAATGAGTTATGAACAACCTTCTGTCCTCGATGGAACAGTAAGTGAAGTTAAAGCGAGGTTGGACAATTTAAGCAAAACTGAACTAGAAAAAGTCTTAAAAGAAGAAAAAGGAAACAAGAACAGAAAAAGCGTAGTCGAACACATCGAATCACTATTAGAGGGCAAGTAACATTGTCCTCTTTTTTACTTCAAGAGGTGGTGTTATGAAGGTAGAAGAATTAAAGCGATATTTACGACTTGATTATTTAGATGCAGATGAAGAGATAGACTTAATGCAATTTTATAAGCGAGCCAAAATAAGTGTAAGAAATAAGGTTGGAAATATTGATCTGGACAATGAAGATGCAAAAGAACAGTTTGAACAGGCATGTGCTTTATTGGTCCAAGTGTGGTATGACAACCGAGAGGCTTTTAGGATAGGAAACGCATCTTACGAGATACCTCACTCACTAGATAGCATTTTAAGGGAGTTACGTTATTGCTATGCGAGTGAAGATGAATGAACCCAGGCGATTTAAAGCATAGGTTAATATTCCAACTACCAACAGATGGAGTAGATGAGGATGGTTACCCTATTTTAGAGCCAACAGTTTACACAAGGGCATGGGGAAAACTTAAAACACTTAAAGGTCATACAAAATTTGTTGCTGCTCAATCACAAATGCAACACCATAGAGAGTTTACTATCCGTTATCAACCTATCTTGGAGGATGACCAAAGGCCCAAGGAATTAGAACTGCTATGGAAGGGCCAAAAGCACACCATAGAAAGCATAGAAAATGATGACGGACTAAACAAAACAATGACTGTGTTAGTTAGGGCGGTGACGTGATGGACTTTAAAATGGATGGACTGGATGAGCTCATGCGAGAGTTAGAGAATATAGGAAAAGACATGCAAAAGAATGCCAATGATGCAGTTGATAAGGCTGGAGATTACTATCAAGGGAAGGTCGTTGACCGAGCACCAAGAAGAGCAGGCCCAGAAGGCGGAAACTTAAAGAGACACATAGAAAGAACTGAAACAAAAGACGGAGAAACAACTATCTTTGTCGATCAACAAGGACCAGCGTATTATGGTGTAATGGTTGAGGAAGGCACATCTAAAATGAGGGCACAGCCTTATATGTACCCGACATATCAACGCGAAAAGAATAAACTCATTCCAATCATGGCAGATGTTTTAAGGATGAGGTTAATGCTATGAACAGACTTATACTAGATACATTAAAAGACATAGGCGCACCAGTCGCATTTGAAGAATACACAGGCAAAGAACCTACTTATGTTAGGTTTTTTTATTTGCCACAAATTCAATTTAGTTCTGACGACAAGGAAAAGTATACCACTCATTATGTACAAGTAGATATATTTTCCCCGGTCAATTTAACTCAACTATCAAATAATGTTAAGGATAAAATGTCACAAGCAGGATTTAGGAAAAATTATGAAGTTGACAAATATGAAGAGGACACAAAACTTTATCACAAATTATTAAGGTTTTGGATTACTAAGGAGGCTAATTAAATGGCAACTATTGGATTAAGAGATGTTTACTTTGCACCGATTTTAAATGATAGCAAAGAAGAAACAACATATGATACCCCAATTAGGATTGGTGGTGCAATGCAGGCAAACATTCAGCCACAATTTAATACCGCAGATTTGCGAGCAGATGATGGAGTAGTCGCAACAGCAGAGGCACGAGGAGTAACAACCGTATCTGTTGGGGTAGACGAATTAAGCAAAGAGGCACAGGCAGTTATTTTTGGTAAAAACATCAACGCAGATGGAGTATTAGTCGATAGTCAAGATGACCGTCCGCCTTACGGAGCATTGATGTTTAGGTCTGAAAAAGCAAACAACGCTTATCGTTATGTAGTCTTGTACAAGGGGAAGTTTTCTTTACCAGAAGAAGATTACGAAACAAAGCAAGAAACACCAGCATTTCAGACACCAACAATTGAGGGTAGATTTTTGGCAAGGTTATCAGACAATAAATTTGGCGCAGAAGTTGATGAAGATGATGACGACATAGACACAAGCGTTATCGACAATTGGTTTGATGCACCTTACGAAGAAACAGGGAATGGCGGAGGTGTGGAGGGGTAGTGAAATTAGAACTTATAATCGACGGAGAAAAGAAAATATTTACTACTAACTTCGTTTCCGGTCGACACTTTCGCAAGGTGATGGAGTATGATAGTAAAATTGATTACTCAAACATAGGGATTGACGAAACAGACGAATTGGTTGGTTTTGTTTGCGATGTGTTTGATAACCAGTTTACTGTTGATGAATTTTATGATGGGATTCCATCGCATGAGGTTATCTCCACGATTACTAGTGTGTTTATCTATGTAAGGACTGGAAAGACCCCAGAAGAATTGGAAAGTGAAGAGGGAAACGAACTGGGAAAGTAAGTGCTGATGAGTTGTTTAAACGACAACGAGAATTTGCAAAAAAAGAACTAAATAACTATAAAAAATTAGCAAAAGAATTATTAAAAGGTGGGTGGACACTCAATGATATTGACGAGATGGACATCCACTTTTATTTTGATTTATTTTCGGTAGATGAAAAGAAATACATTGACGATATAAAACTATTCTAGGAGGTGGAGCATGCCAAGAACTGTAGGAGCTTTAAAGACTACGATAAGCTTAGATGACACACAATTTCAAAACAGTATGCAAGGGATCAATAGGCAATTAAGAGGACTAAAAGCCGAAACAAGAGCGGTTACATCTTCTGGGACTGGTTTTGCTCGTGGAGTTACAGAGATGCGAGCAAAGGCAGATGTTTTAAATCGTACCTTAGAAGTACAAAGAGCCAAAGTGAGCGAACTTCGCAGGCAGTATGAAGAAAGCAAGCGAACAACTGGAGAAAACTCAAGAGAAACACAGCTAGCTAACGTACAATATCAACGAGCAGTCGCCGAGATGAACAAGACAGAAAACGCACTCAAAGGACTTACCGCTGAAATTAGACGGCAAGAAGATCCATGGCGACAACTAAGTCAAAATATGGATCGAGCAGGTCGAAGTATGCAGGAATACGGAAGAAACATGACTTCCTTTGGCCGAACAATGTCCATGCGAGTGACAGCTCCCATTTTGGGATTAGGTGGCGCAGCGCTTAAAGTTGGAATGGACTTTGAAGAAGGAATGTCTAAAGTCCAAGCACTAACGCAAGGAACAGCGTCCGATATGGAAAGGCTGGAGGAACAAGCACGTGATTTAGGTGCTACAACACGATTTAGTGCAACTGAAGCAGCGGATGCGATGGGCTTCTTAGGAATGGCAGGCTTTGAAACAAATGAAATTCTTGAAACAATGCCAGGACTACTTGATTTAGCTGCATCATCAGGAATGGAATTAGGCCGAGCGGCAGACATTGCAACAAACATCATGAGTGGATTTAGTTTAGAAGCCGAAGAAGCTGGACGAGTTGCTGACATCTTAGCAGCGAGTGCATCAAGTGCTAACACAAATGTTGAGCAACTTGGAGATGCAATGAAATACGTTGCACCGATTGCATCAACACTAGACTTAGAGATGGAAGGATTAACAGCAAGTGTTGGCCTTTTATCCGATAGTGGTATCCAAGGCTCACAGGCAGGTCGTCAGTTACGACAAGGATTGCTGCGATTGACCGATCCGACAGGCGCAGCAGCAGATTTAATTGAGGAATTAGGTATTAACGTATTTGACGCTGACGGAAACATGAAAGATATGTACCAAGTCGTTGGAGAGTTGGAAAAAGGCTTAGGTGACATGGACGCACAAGCACAAGCGGCAGCATTATCCACGATATTCGGAAGTGAGTCAACAGCGGGATGGTCTACATTACTTGATGAAGGATCGTCCACATTAAGAGAGTACACAAAAGAACTAGAAAATTCAGAAGGCGCAGCCAAGAATATGGCCGATACCATGCAAGACAACGCAAAAGGATCAATGATTGAGTTTAAATCAGCCCTAGAAGGTGCAGGAATTGAACTAGCACAGCATATGTTGCCACGTGTCACTGATTTAGTGGACAAAGCAACGGAACTAGCTAGAAGTTTTGGCGATTTAGATGACGACACGCAACAAACAATCATTAACATGGGCTTGTTAGCAGCAGCGATAGGCCCAGCGGCAATTGTTGCTGGTAACTTGACAACCGCATTAGGTGGTATTTTAAGAGTGGGCGGAAATGTCATTGGCATGCTATCAGGTGCAGGTGGACTTATTGCTCGTATTGGTGCATTAGGAATGGCAGGGCCAGTGGGATTAGCAGTTGCTGGAGTAGGTGCTTTGGCAGGCGGTATATACCTGTTATCTAGACGAACAAGCGACTTGCACGATGTTAATTGGGACGTTGTGGAAAGCATGCGAGAAAACGTTGAGCAAACAGATGAGATGATCGATCGATATGAAGAACTAGAACTCAAAAACAGGCTGACAACTGATGAAATGCTTAGATACATGGATATTTTAAGCGAATTAAAACAAACATCAGGTCACGAGGCAGTCAAAGAGTTAACAAAAGAACAAGAGCAATTGCTCGAAAAGTCTGGACTAACAAATGATGAAATGGAAGAGTTTATCAAGCTAAACGGTGAAATCATCGAAAGAGCACCAGAAACAGAGAAGGCTATAAGTGATCAAGGAAACGCATACGCATTAACAGCTGATAAAGTAAAGGAACTCAACAACCGAGAACGTGAACGACTAATGATCCAAGCCCGAGAAGAATTAAAGAAGGCACTAGAAAACGAAGTGACACTTTTAGAAAAACAAGAAACATTAGTCAAAGAAATAAAACAGCTAGATGATGATTTAGTGCAAAATGAAAAAGAAAGAGAACAGGCACAAATAGAATACAACCAAGCTAAAGAAGAAGAAAAGAAACTATGGCAAGAAGTTTTAGATTTAGAAGATTATAGCACACTCGAAGGGCAAAGAAAGTATG